TGGCCTGAACGCATCCGCACGGTGTTCGAACCGGCGCGCACTGTTCGTACTGGGCGTCAGACCTTCAAACTCACACTCAATCCGGACGGCATGTGATGGCCCTGCGCATCATCACCGCCGACGAACGGCTGTCGCACGGGGCGAACAAATCCACCGTCGCGCTGTTCGGCCCAACCGGCTCGGGAAAGACCACCCAGCTCAAGCACCTGCCTGAACGGGAGACCGTCTGCATCGACCTCGAGGCCGGGTTGAAATCCGTGCAGGACTGGCGCGGCGACAGCCTGCCAATCCGCACCTTCGACGATGCCACCGCCGTCGCCTGTCTGATCGGTGGCGTGAACCCTGCCGCAGCACCCACCGAATTCTATTCGGAGAACCACTACCAGCATCTCCGAGGCAAACACACCGATCTGGCCCGGCTTCTGGACGGGAAGTCGATCATCTTCCTCGACAGCCTGACCGACCTGACCCGGCAGGCGATGGCCTGGGCGAAGACAAGGCCCGAGGCGTTCAGCGAGAAGACCGGCAAGCCCGATACACGCGGGGCCTACGGGTTGATGGCCCGCGAGGTGATCGGCTTGCTGAAGCACCTGCAGCACGCGCCCGGCAAGACCACGATCATGGTCGGCATCTTGGAAAAGGTCACCGACGAGTTCGGCAAGAGCACCTGGCAGCCGCAGATGGAGGGCGGCAAGGTCGGTCGCGAACTGCCGGGCATCGTCGACCAGGTTGTTTCGCTGGCGCTGTTCTCGCGCAATGGCGACGGTCCCTGGCACCACGATCCCGAGCGCGGTACCGAACGTCGCTTCGTCTGCAAGGCCGGCAACCCGTTTGGCCTGCCGGCCAAGGATCGCTCCGGCCGGCTTGACGAAACCGAACCGCCGGACCTCGGCGCCCTCCTCCGCAAGATCAACGCAACCCGCAGCACCCAGGGGTAACCCATGACCTATGACATGAACGATGCCGAACTGCCGCGCGGGTCGGACCTGATCCCGGATGGCAGTTTCGTGAAGCTGACGATGGCGATCCGTCCTGGCGGCTGTGATGGCCAGGGAGAAACGGATCGCGGCCTGCTCAAGCGGTCCCAGACGCCCGGCAGCGATGTGATGCAGATCGACGCGGAATTCACCGTCACCGTCGGACCGCATGTGCGCCGGAAATTCTGGCAGCTGTTCACGGTCTCCGGCGGCAAGGTCGACGAGAACGGCGTGTCGATCGGCTGGAAAATCTCCAAGGGGCAGTTCCGGGCGATGATCGACAGCGCCCTGGGCCTCGATCCGCACGACATGTCCGAGGCGGCCCGTGGCAAGCGCATGTTGCGTGGGTTGGCGGACCTCGCCGGCATCACCTTTGCCGCAAAGGTGCGGGTCGAGCCTGCAAACGATCCACGATACAGCCCCAACAACAGGCTGGACCGGGTCGTGCTGCCAGGGGAGCCGGAATACCGCCGCATCATGGATGGTGAGGCCGTTCCCCCGCAACCCGGCACCCGGCCTGCCCAAGCTCCCACGCATGCGGTTGCCGCTCCCGCCTGGGCTCCGCCCGCTTGGTCGGATTCTGGCGCGACGCCGCCCACGACACCGGTGAATACGGCTGCCCCGGCACCTGCATGGGAGCAGCGTTCTGCGGCGAACGCGGCGCCCGCGTCATCGCCACCCACCGCAGCACCCACAACCGGTGGTCCGTCATGGCTGAACGGTTGAACCGGGCGATGGGGCCATGGCGCGGAAGCGATGGGCAAGGACGCGCAGCGGCGTGCCGGCCCGGGGGATCATGGCGGTTCCCCTGCCGACCACGGCGGCGGATCAGGTCGCACGTCTGGTCTGCGCCCTGTGTGGTCGGGTGGCGAAGGGCTTTGGCTACACACACGAACTCCGCTGGGACGCGTTCCCAAACCACAAGTTCTGCTCGATGGAATGTTGTGATGCCGGCGGTGCACTCGCGCGAAGGAGCGGTGGCATGATCGACAAGACCCCGATGGAGAAGCAGGCGATCAAGGACGCAAGGCGTCCGTTCGCCGCGGTGCTGACGGACCTGGGGCTGATGGCCCCGTTCCACGACCGAACGGCCGCGGACATCGATAGGCTGATCGAGGCCTGCATCGACGGGTTTCAGGACTCGGTGCGCCGACAAGCCGCCGCGCGGGATCCGCTCGAGGACGAAATTCCTTTTTGATACGGAATGCCAATGTTGGACCTGAACCACGGATCGGCTCTGGTGTACGGGCGTACGCACCGACCTCCCGACAACGCGAGCGACCGGATCAACATCCATATCGACAGTGCTCTGGTCGCGCGGAACCGACGGCAAACGCCGCGCGACTATCTGGGTGGCAGTCGCGTTGGTGAAGCCTGCGCACGCAAGCTGGTCTACGAGGTCGGCCACGCTCCGAAAGACCCAGACAAGGACTTCGACGGTGGCATCCTGCGCATTTTCGACGCCGGGCACCAGTTCGAGGACCTGTCGATCCGCTGGCTGAAGGAAGCCGGCTTTGAGCTTCGCGATCGCGGCCGCGACGGCGAACAGATCGGCTTCAGCGTGGCGGGCGGCAGGCTACGGGGGCATGCCGACGGCGTCATCGTCGCCGGTCCGAATGTCGGTATCCCCTGGCCTGCGCTTTTCGAACACAAGGCGCTCGGGGCGAAGTCGTGGAACGATCTCGTCCGACACGGGCTGCGTCGATCCAAGCCAATCTACTTCGCGCAGGTGCAGCTCTACATGGCGTATCTGCACTTGGACGTCGCACTGCTGACCGCGCTGAACCGTGACAGCCTGGCACTCCATCACGAGGTCGTGCCGTTCGACGCCAGGGAGGCGCAGCGCCTGTCTGATCGGGCGGTCGATATCCTGCGCGCGGCCGATGCGGGTGAACTGCCACCGCGCATCGCGGCAAACGCCGACTTCTACCTGTGCCGGTTCTGTCCCTACGCAACCCGCTGCTGGGAGGCCGCTCAATGATCCCATCCGCTCCACAAAGCGCGCTGCCGATGGCGTTCGCGCTGAAACGGCATATCGCACGACAGCGTAGCCGATTCTGGTTCGCGCAGGACATCACGGGAATTCCGGCGGCGCCTGTCTATCTGTTCCCGGATTCCACGAAATTTGATGATGACGCGGTGGATGCTCTGTCGGTGGCCGTCATGGATGGCCCCCTGCATCTGCCGCACGATGAGGTCATCTTCGAGGTCATGATGTCGGTGCAGACTCCAGGCAGTCTCATCGTCTACGCCACGTCACGTGAGGATCATGTCGCAGCCTTCCTGTTCCGGTACTGCCGTCAGAAAAATGCCTGGACTGACGTGATATGCAGAGCTGCCATTCACCCAAATGGCATGGCCGAAATCGAAGCCAATCCTCTGATCACCGACTACGAGGAAGGCACTCAGTACGGCTCCCTGTTGGCGGGAATGGTGTGGCGTTCACTTGGTCTGCTTTCCAGCCAGGTCAGTCTGGCGGCCAAGGCGGTTCCCGTCACACGCCGTCCGAAATTGTCCAAGGCCGGCGTCACGGGGTGGACCTATCGCATCGCTGATATCGATCTCGAAAGAATCCGCGCCACCCTTCCGTCGCGAAACGGAACACACGCACCACCACGCTGGCACATCCGCCGCGGGCACTGGCGTCAGCTTCAGGACGGGCGGCGTGTCTTTGTTCGCGAATGCGAGGTCGGTGACCAGACACGTGGGGGTGTCGTCAAGGATTATCGCATGGATATCGGGAGGGCCGCATGACGGATATCACGCCATCCGATACCCAGTACAAGGCCATCGCCGCGATCAAGGCATGGTACGCGAACGATACCGAACGGCAGCAGGTATTCCGTCTGTTTGGGTACGCGGGTACGGGAAAATCCACGGTTCTGAAGTTTACCCTGGACGAACTTGGCCTCGAACCGCACGAAGCGGGAGAGGACGGCCAACGCTGCGTGCCCGGTGTCGTCACCGCCACGTTCACTGGCAAGGCAGCGCTGGTGCTGCGCCGCAAGGGCACGCCCGCCCGCACCATTCACAGCCTGATCTACAGCGTGATCGAGGCAACCGAGGAGGAAGTCGAAGCCGCCGAGAAGAAGATCGAAAGCGCACAGGCCGAAGCCCGTAAATTGTCTGGCTTCGACCGCACCACCGCCGAGGCAACGATCGAGGCCATGCGCCAGGCGGTTGCCGAAATGAAGCGACCGCGGTTCGCGCTGAATCCGAAGAGCGACGCGGCGCATGCCAAGCTGATCGTGCTCGACGAAGTCTCCATGGTTGGCGAGGAGATGGCGCGTGATCTGATGAGTTTCGGCAAGCCGATCCTGGTCCTCGGGGATCCTGGTCAGCTGCCACCCATCCAGGGCGAAGGTGCGTTCACCAAGACCGCACCGGACATCATGCTCACCGAAATCCACCGGCAGGCGGCGGAGAGCGCGATCATCCGCCTCGCCACCATGGCACGGGAAGGATTGCCGATCGGGTTTGGCCAGTACGACAGCCATGTCTGGAAGATGCGCAAGATGGACGTGACGCCGGAGCAGGCATTGCGCGGTGGCCAGGTTATCTGCGGCATGAACGCCACCCGGCTGCAGTTGAACAACGCGATGCGCCACGCGGCGGGATTCGGGCCGGGCTGGCTGCCAACAGGGCCGAACGAGAAAATCATCTGCCTGAAAAACCAGAACGATCTCGGTTTGATCAACGGCATGTTCATCACGCTCGACGAGATCGTCGATGAGAACAGCCTCTACTTCTCGGCCGTGGTGACCGATGAGGATGGCAAACAGGTCGGCCCGCCGCAAAGCGACGGAACCCGTGGCCGGTTGCGCATCTACAAGGGTCATTTCGAGGACCATGTCGCCTTCGACAAGCACCGTCACGATCGCGACTGGAAGAACAAGCGGATGCTGACCGAGGCGACTTACGGCTGGGCGATCACGGGCCATAAGAGCCAGGGGTCGCAGTTCCCCACGGCGCTGGTTTGGGATGATGGCCTGGGCCGTACACCCGAGGACCGCAATCGGTGGCTCTATACCGCGATAACCCGCGCGGAATGGGGATTGGTGATTGTCGCATGAGCGCAACGGAACTGGTCGTTACGGTTGCTTCGTGTGAGGGCGGACAGACCGTTATCCAGGCCGGAACCGGCGGCATTGATCTCAACGATGTCGCCGACCTGTCGCAGCGCTGGGACCTGGCGGAGATACGGCGGCGGCTGGCGGAAACCGCACGGGAGTGGTTGCCCGAGCTGTTCCCGAACGCCCGTAAATCATCGGACGGGAAAACGCTGCGCTGTGCCGATCTGTCCGGCCGGCGGGCTCGTGGCGAGGGATCCTGCGTCATCCATCTGGTGGGGCGGTTCGCCGGATGGGGGTTTGATCATGCCACCGGCGAAAGTGCCGGGCCGATCGACATGATCTATCACGGGACCGGCCTCACCGACGCGCGGCTGTTCGAAGAAGCCGCCCGTCGAGCGCGTATGGACCGCCCTCCGCCACCCCTGCGCCCGATCGAGCAGCGGCCCGATCATGGCCGCGAGATCGCCCGGATCCTGGAGGGCTGCCAGCCGCTCGTCGGCACCGCGGCGGAAAACTACCTCCGAGCCCGGGGGCTGGAACCGCCGGACACCCCGGACCTGCTGTTCCACCCCGACCTCACCGACTTCGAGACGAGGCGGGGCTGGTCCGGCATGGTTGCCATCGCGCGCGATGGCGCGGGCGAACCAACCGGCGGCATTCACCGGACCTATCTGCTGGATGACGGATCGGCCAAGGCACCTCCCGGCAAGAAGATGCTGGGACCAATCGCGGGGGGAGCCGTCCGGCTGGCATCGTTCCCGGAAGACGGTCATGTCGGTGTCGCCGAGGGCATCGAGACCGCGCTGTCCGCCCACGCGATCTTCGGGGTGCCCACCGTGGCGGCGCTGTCGGCGGACGGCATGCGCCGCTGGCAGTGGCCTGCTGGCACCACCCGCGTCACCATCTTCGCCGACGCGGGCCACGCAGGCATGCAGGCGGCCGCCACGCTCGCGGACCGGCTGAACCTCGCCGATATCCCGTCGCACATCCAGGCACCGCTGCATGGCGACGATTTCAACGACGACCTGCGGCGCGGCGTCACCGCAGCGGATTACGAGAATCCGCGAGACGAACAGCCAACAGACGTCCCACCGGTCGTTCCGGTGCCCGCAACCGTTGAGGAACTGATCGCGGCGGCGGCGGCATTGACCAATCCACCGGAGATGGGGCCGCTCTCCGCTCTGCTTGGGCGCCTGGTGACGCTGCGGCTGGAGCCGCTGCCGGAGCGGCAGGTTCTGGCAGCCGTCAAGACGGCGAC